CAGCAAAAGCAGTTACTAAAGTTTATGGCAGAGTTTATTAATAAATATGACTTCCATCCTTTAATTGATTTTGAAACTAATGCTACTATTCAACCTGATGAAAAATGGATTGAATATTATAGAGCTACTTTTACTACTTCACCTAAGTTAACTACTAATGGAGATCCTGAGAAGAAGACTTATAAACCTGAAGTATTAAAATGGCATAAAGATGTTGGTTCAGGCTTTAAGTTTGTTATTAATGCATCTGAAGATATAGATGAAATTTGGCGTAAGTATGTTGATGATGGTGATATTAATTTACCTAAAAATAGAATTTGGTTTATGCCTTGTAGCGGTAGTAGAGCAGAACATGTTGAAAGAGCTCCTGCAGTAGCTGAATATGCTAAGGCAATGAATGTTAATTTTTCTCCTAGGCTTCATTTGCTTATATGGGATATGGCATTAAAGGTATAATTTAATATATATAGTATGAGAATTGCGTTTTCCGGTACAGGTAATAGTGGTAAGTCCACAATGGTAAAAAGTTTCTTACATACATGGAAACAGTATGAAACGCCAGAAAAGACTTATAGAGATATCTTAGAAGAAGAAGATTTAACACACTCTACAGAAACTACTACTGAAACTCAAAATAGGATTTTAGACTTTATGGTCGACCAGGTTATGGGTTATGGTAAAGACGATAAAGTTGTTTTTGATAGATGTCCATTAGATAATTTAGCTTATACAATATGGTGTAATGAAAAAAAGAAAGAAGGCTTTACAAAAGAGTTTGTTGGTAAACAAATAGACTTAATGAAAGAATCTATGAGGTCTTTAGATATTATATTTCTATGTAGGTTTGATGCTAATCAAAAAGTAGAAGATGACGGATTTAGAGAAACTGATGTTAAGTTTATACTAGAAGTTGATAATATTTTTAACTCTTTCTTTCAGCAATATACACAAAACTCTGAAGCAGATATTTTCTTTCCTAAAGGAGACTCACCTGCAGTTATAGAAATGCCTCATAATGCACAAGAAAGAATAGATCTTGTGCATCAATATATTGGAAATGATGGAACTTTAATTGAAGATGAGCCATCTATATTGAGTGATGTTGGTAAATTAGAAGCTTTGTTGCTACAACAAGAAAGTGCTCTAGATGCTGAAAATAAAGAAAAGGAATTATTTAAGAAATTTGGTATGAGATGATAGTACCTCATTTAAAAGGGGGTTTAGGTAATCAGCTATTTCAAATAGCAGCTAGTTATGCACATTCATTAGATGTTAATGATGAGTTTGGTATAAACTATAATCTTCCTCATGACTTAGGCCAAGGTAATACAGCTATTAATTATAAGCATAATGTATTTTCTAATATAGAATCTACTAATACAATACCTTCAAATATATATCATGAACCAGATTTTGCTTATAATAAAATACCTCTTCAAAAAAATATATTACTAAATGGTTATTTTCAATCAGAAAGATATTTTAAAAATTATAAAG